GCTGATGCTGATGCTGATGCTGATGCTGATGCTGATGCTGATGCTAAGGTTGAGGCCGGGGTTGAGGTTGTTGCTGGTACTGGTGTGCCTACGGGTTTTGCTACGCAAGAAACAGAAGCTCGAGCAAGAGAAGAAGCCCGAGCAAAAGAAGAAGCTAAAAAGAAAGCTGCCGAAGATATTAGGGAAGACATCCCACAAGATAAGCCCGTATGGTCTAAAGAACTGCTTGGGTTCCTTACTAATGAATATGATGTGACTGAGCAAGAACTTGCTGGGTTAAATAGCGAACAAATGTTAGACCTGCTTGCAGATGCTGAGTCTGACGGCGCAGTGTTTGATGGTCCTATGGTAGAGGACACAGAAGCAGGTATAAAAGAACCAACTATCATCACTGATGAAACTGTAGAACAAGTTGTTGCCGAACCTGCTGAGGGTGCTGAGACTGCTGAGCCGGTAACAGAAGTTGTTGAACCTGTAGCAAAAACGCAAGAAGACGATGGCATTGGTCAGTTAAAAGACCCAGAAAAAGCTTTACTAGTATATCAAGAGCTTGGGGTTAACGAGCAAGAAGGCTTTGACTTAACCGACGAAGATTTTGATGCCTTAGTGCGCGAAGCAGAAAGACAACGTAGCTTTAGAAAACCTGTAGTCGGCGAATCCACCGCACCTGAAGCACGTGAACTTTCTGATGAAGAACTAAATGAGTTACTAGCAAACGCGCCTGATAGAGAAACATCTAAGGCACTACTAGCTCTAGCTGAAAACAGAGCTGCTGCACCAGAGGAAAAACCTTCAGTTAAAAAAGCTGCCGCTAAAGCCGCTGAAAAACCTGCCGCTAAAAAACCTGCCGCTAAAAAACCTGCCGCTAAAAAAGCTGACGATAAAGCCGCTGAAAAGTCTTCGGATAAAAAAACTGACGATACCCCTGAAAGCAGTAAAAACGCAGCTCGCTTGGAGACGATTAGAAAAGCTGCCGCTCCTCGAGAACAAAAAGATATAGTAAGTACGCTAGCTAATAAGAAAGTTAGCGACAACGTAGTATTCGATATAGAACAGCTTAAGAGGAAAGCAGGCCCTAAAAAAGCAGTAGCGGGTAAAAAGCTTACTCCTAGACAGATAGCTGTTAACTACTTCCACAAGTTTGGACCAGCCGAAGCTCTTGCGGTTTTAGTAGCAGAGGCTAACCCAGAGTACACAGAGCCAGAAACTTTTGCCCAGACTGAAAAGCGGGTGAATAAAAAAGCGGAATTTAAAACAGACCCGCAAAGAGCACTTGAGTGGGTGCAAAAAAATATGTCCGTTGCGGTGAATAACGCCGTAGACAGGAACATAAAGTTTGTAGAGGAAACCCTAGAAAATTTACCGATTAACAAGAAAAACGCGGAAGGTAGAAAGACAAGAGAAGACTCAAAGAAAAGCGCTACTAGTTTAAAAGTAGACTTGGCTGACACTACTAGAAAAATGAACACCGGTAAGGGTGCAAAAATAGATGCTAAAGATAAAAAAGGTCTACCTGATAGAGTAAAGATAAAAGCAAAAACTCCCGAAGAAAAGGAAGAAGCCAAAAAAGAAGCCAAGAAAAAAGCAGACAAAGAGCGAAGAGACGACGAAGCGGAATCACTTGCAGCGAAGGATAAAGACGTTAAAGCGGCGGAGAAAGAAATTCCTGAAAGAAGCGAGTATTCTAAAGAACGCCAAGACTTTATTGACAACGCACCGGCAGAATATAGAGAGTTTTACACTCGAAGGTTTGACGAAATAAAGTTAGAGAACCCTAAGTTTACGCCCAAGCAAATAAATAACGCAATAGTAGAGCAGCACGGCGACTTCTTTAACAAGACTCCTGCTTATGTAGGGCCAGAACTAGACGAGAGCGCGAAGAAAAATATTGCTGAAGGCAGTATTCGTAGAGCTGTGCAAAGTGTTATCGCGGCTAGGAATGCACGCGGGGCAGATAAAGACTTAACTGATCTTATCAAACGCCTAAACAATAAAGTGCAAATGAAGACCGCTATATACGTACAGGAACTTACGACTGGCGGAAATGGTTCTTACAATCCCTTAGCAAACGAAATTAGTTTAAGCCCCACCACGGGTTTGAACGAGCATACTTTACTCCATGAAACTACGCACGCCGTTGTAGCGCAGCCGCTAAATAACCCAGACTTAAAGATAACTAAAGAGTTTACTAAGTTCTTTGAAGAGATCAAGTTAGAACTGGGCGATGCTTACGGGGGTAGAAATCTGCAAGAATTTGCGGCTGAGTACGTGGGTAACGGAGAGTTCCAAGCGTTACTAAAACAAATCAAAGCCCCGAAAAGCGCGAACATGTTTGTCCGTATCCTTGATGCTATCCTTAACTACCTTGGATACACTACAGGTTCTACAGCCTATAAAGAAGCAGGCAAGTTATTAAGCAAGGTTATAGACGTATCAAACAAAGTAAAGCCGTCGCTAACTGAAACTTTATACTTGGGTAGCGGAAATGTTGACTCAGTTATGCAAGCTGTTGAGGGTAACCTTGCGCGACGTACTAACGAGCAAGCACTTCGCACACTGTCTAAAGCCGGAGTAGGGCTTAAAACTAAAGCGTTTGGCGCTTCATCCTTGTACAACACAGCGACATTGCTTGGCGACAAGTTGCCTGTATCTCCGCTAATAACAGCGTTGGAAACAAAAAGAGGTTTTGTAGATAAAAGCATAGACCTTATAAGTAAAAACATACAAGAGATGGCTAAGATAGAAAGAGCCTCTACTCGTGCAAAAAAGGAAGCGCTTAATGACTTCGCTATAGATGCCAGACTTGCTGGTATAGATATTTTTAAGCCTGAACCTACCGGCCAAGCAGGGAAAGAGGCGTACAAAAAATTAGTAGCGCGCTTTAACAACTTGGATAAAGGAAACGTAAACAACCCCCAAGGTTTGCAGTTGGTATACAAAAAAGTTAGGGAAGAATTAGACCGGTACTTACAAGAATATGTCGATGTTATTACCGAGCTGCTACCTGAAACTGCCGCTTCAAACCTAATGAAGCAATTTGCTACGTTAGAAGGTGTCACTGCTTACGTTCCGTTTACTAGAGACAAAGATTTCTGGCTAGTCTACAACGACATTACAGATTTAGACGCGGACGGTAACCCCGTGGAAGTTAGTATTTCTAGAGATTCTCCTAGAGAAATAGACCAAGAAATAAGCAGGTTAGAGGAGCAATTTAAGGCATCTAAATTCTCTGGCGATTTTAAAAACGTCGTAAACCCTAAGCGGCATAAAAATATAAACGACGTAAAAACACCTAAAGGTCTGCCGGAAGGACGATTCGTAACTCAACTTATTACTGAGATGCGTAAGAACGGCGTAGACGAAGACACCATTGATGGTGTGTACCAGCAGTACATTTCTATGTTCCCTGCTAAGTCTATAATGCAGCAGTTTAAAAAGGCTAAAAATAAGCCGGGTATGGACCGGGATTTAATAACAGCTTACGCAAACACAGCGATTAAGTGGTCCAATAAACTTGCTACTACTCAGTACAACCCCAGAATAGAAATGGCTATTAAGGCTATAGAAGATACAAACGCAAAAGGCGACAGCACGGTTGAAGCAGCAAAGGAATCTATAGTAGGGAAGAAAGAGTTTTTACTTAACCCTAATTTTAACCCTCTTGCAGCAGGCCTTACCTATGCGAGTTACATAGAATTTATATTAGGTAGTGTATCTTCGGCGGTGGTCAACCTTACTGGCTTAATATTTATGGTTACCCCTATGCTGGGTGCTAGGACTACGTACAACGATGCTACGCGTGCTTTAGTTGATGCTGGTAGGGTCGCTATGAATGGCGATACATGGGGAACTGGCAAATACAAAAACTTGTACGAGCAATTAGATAATCGTGGTTTGTTAAAACATACAACAGCCAGAGAAGCTTTAGAACGTGGTAAGACTAAAGGCAAAGATTTTTCTGGGTTGCAGTACAAAGTAGTAGATTTATTCTCTATACCTTTCTCCGCAAGTGAGCGCTATATGCGGGCTACAACGGCTATAGCTGCGTTTGATTTGGCTATGGAATTTGGCATACCTTCTGAGGGTGTACCAGCTAACAACGAGCGAGCCGCAATAGACTTCGCGGCTAAAATGACACGCGACGCACACACTGGTGGTATGGCTGAGACTATGCCTAGGTGGATGCAGAACGATTTTGGGCGTGTAATTTGGACGTTCAAGAACATTGTGTTCCAACAAGCCTTTGTTGTTATCAACTCACTAGCAATGGCTATCGCAAACAAAAACCTAGCGGGGGGTCAAATATCTCCTGAAGCTAGACGCGTAGCTATACGCCAAGTACTAGGCACCTACGGGTTAAGTTACGCATTGTTAGGTGCTAAGGGCATGCCGCTTGTCGGGGCTATGACCACACTTATGACTATGGCTGAGAAACTGTTAAGGGACGAAGATGACGACGAACCCTACAACGCCAGAGAACAGCTTAGAGAAGTGTTTGGGCAGACAATGTACGACGGCATGCTAGCTACTTTATTAAACATAGATTTAAGCTCAAGGGCAGCGTTGGGTAACGACATCTTATGGAGAGATGATCCCAAGAGTATAGAAGACTTCGGGTACACCCGCACCGTGCTGTTTAGCTTAGCTGGTCCTATGGGTTCCTACTTCATAGGAGCTGAACGAGCAGTAGAAGACTTCCAAGAAGGTAGGTACGCACGGGGATTTGAAGGTGTTTTCCCGACTGCTGCACGAAATTTAATAAAGACTTGGCGATTCTCTATGGAAGGGGCGCGTAACAGAGATGGAGACCCGATAGACACAGACTTTAGCAGTTGGAATTTACTAACGCAGGCTATAGGTTTTATCCCTGCGGATTTGTCTAACACTTATCAACAAAGAGCAGCGGCTAAAGAGTACGAAAATGCAGTACTTAAGCGTAAACAAGACATACTAAACGCATACAAACAGGCTAAGTATAGAAGAGACCCTGATGCTATAAGAGAAGCTCAGCGAGAGGCTGCTAACTTTAGAAGGCAGTTCCCTGCTCTTATGGATGAAAGAACTCTGGAACGTTCGTGGGCGGCAAGTAAAAAGAACAACGAACAAACCAGAGCTGGTATTACGTTTACTAAGAGCTTGCGCTATAAGACCGACGAATTCTTCGAGTAGTTACACTCGCCAAACACGGATGCCTTGAACCCCGTCTTCTAAAACGATCTTGTGTACGAACTTGTACTTCAGACGTTTTAGAGTCGGGGTTATTTCTTTTAGGGCATTCGGTGGATCAAGGCAGGGTATAAAGAAAGAATACCCCACCTTAAAATTTTTCCAGTTTATCTCGTACCTAACCTTCTCCACCTGCATCTTCGTCACTCGTAGGTATAAGTGCATCCATGTCCAAGAAGTCTGGATGACTAGCGTCAAATATCAAACACCGTACTGCCGTGGACATTAAACTACTGCCCTTAGCTAAGCGCTTATTATCTATTTTTAATAGTACACCGTTTTTCTCTAACTGTTTTAAGGTGTCTTTGTAGTTAATTTGCAGGTCTACACAGTCATCTTTAAACGTTTTAGCGGTTATAAATAGCCTCTTTGTGTCGGGTTCATACCGCATTAAGAGCGCACCTTTTGGTAGAAGCTCTGGGAACTTACCGATGTTAGTGCGTTGGTCCACGCCGTCTTCTACTACTAACATGTTGTTATTGTGTCGGTTAATGAAGTCACCTACCACGGTGCTAGGGTTGCTCACCGGAGCCGTTGTATCTTTGCGCATCTCAAGTACATGCTTTGATATTTCGCTATAGATTTTTCCAATGTTCCACCCTTCTAATAAACCTAACCTTTTAGCTATGTAGCCCCCTGCAATGTTTACCGCTAGTACAGCAGACCAATTACGTTCCCTCTGACTAAGGCGAAGCTCTTTATCAATCTTGGCTTGCACCTTAAATATAAGGTCCTTTACTTCTTCTAGGTTGCTTATTACATACTGCATATAAACTTCCCCAGCTACTCCGTAGTTACTATTCAACATGTGATCTAGTATGTCCTTTCCTTCTTGAGTAGAGATAATAGGTTCTGCCGTGTAAGGAACTTTAAATTCTAGTAGACGCATCATCTCGCCATCAGGGTTATTTTTAAGTACGCCAAGCTTTTCGTAGAACGACGCATTAGAACTTGCTATGGAGATTGTCCTCCACGTTATGCTGTTCTCCCGAAGCTCGTTTGCACTAGCCTTTGCTTTATCTTTACCCCTACCTTGTGAGTAAGCATACAGCGTTCTCGATGCGTCAGCCGGACTCATGTTGGTTATCTCGTCCATGGTGTTAACTATGTTATTCAAGAAACCAATCTTCAATATCTTTCCGACATCGGTATCGTCAGGCGTGCCAAGCAGCATTTCAGGATCACCGAATATGCTATTAGCCATACGCAAGATTGTTGTCTTGCCCGTGCCTGAGTCGGAGTGGATAAAGTTTATTACCGCACCCTTTTGCCCAGTAAACTTTAGTAGTGGGGCGCCAAAACCAGACAATGCACCAAACGCCTGCACTTCGAGTCCTTCCCTACTATACAGCTCGAAAACTTCTTTCCACCTTTCCAATGAGCCTTTCGGCTGGAAGTAAGGAACCATATTAGCAATGGCGCTAGCAGGGGGGCTATGGTAAGTATCCGTAGCTTTTATTTCCCTGTCGCCTACAATAAATACGCTGTCGTTATCAGCCCATCCAAATTGCGATCTCATAATCTGTGCCTTGTTCACATGTTGAAGCTCTCTAATAAAAGCCAACAAGTACTCCGTTATATACTTATGGCGCGTCTCGTTGCCGACTACGCCGTACTTAGCTAGTTCTTTACGCAGCTCACCACGCTCGGTAAGCTTTGTGTTAGATACTACAAATTCCTTTACACCGTCTTTTGGTAAGTGGTGCTTGAGCACTGCGACGAACCCAACTATGGGGTCTTCCATGAGCTTAACTACGTACAAATCATTGTCGTATACGAGCTTAGGTTTAGAAGCTTCGTCTTCGTCGTCGCCGTTTTCTCCTTCTTTGTATATACCCCCGTTAGCACCTCGGAAGTAACCATCAGGGAGAGTAGGTATCTTGTGCTCTTCTACCAGTTCGCCTTCTACAGCAACCGTGACCGTAGAGCTTTTGGCCCTAGCAATGACACGACCCAGAGATATAGGACTTTTAATCTTTTCTCTGTGCGGGCAACCCTCACACCCGCCGGGGTTATTTATCTCAAACTCGACACAACTATGCGGGCCTTTTATGCCCAGTACTTTTTTCTCTACTAGCGCATAGTCGTAGTCTGGGTGCCCTTCAGACAGCTTGTGTATCGCTGTGTCTCGGTCAGAACAAAACTTAGCAACGGAGAGAGCATCGAACCAACGTGGTTCTGCGAGGGTAGCCCTGTCGGTGTAGCAGGCTGCGAGTTGATTGCACCCTTCTCCTTTACCAGTTAACTGCATGATCTTAGAGAACACGGAGTCGTTGTTTTGCATTAACGCTTTGCCCATGGCGGACATAGGTCGCCTAGGCTTTACTGTTTCCCCTTGTGATACCCCTACAATATCTCGGATAACACCGAAGGGAATGGGGTCTACTACGCTTATAAGCTTAACCGGCTTTGGCTCTACCCCGTCAGCGTCTCCTTTGAAGTTAAAAGAGTTGAGTGGACGTAACACCCTAGCAGACTCAAATACCTTAGTGTCTATATAGAACTCTTTATCTATGCAGAGCTGCCTAAGTCTTTTAGCTACCAGTGTCCACTCATCCCTAGGCACGTCCTCAGCCAAAGGCCAATAAGCGTGCAGCCCGTTACCCGAGTTAACCAGCATTGGCTTCGGTAGTCCGACGTCTAAACAAAACTTACGTAGTGCTACTAGTCCGTCTTGTTGTGTTTCGTACCCACTTGGCCTGCCAGTTTTTTCGTCCGCAAAGGACTTGTTTGGTCCACAGTCTATGTCTACCCAATATGACTTGAGAGACTCGACGTTATCTTGTGTACGGCTCTTACCGTTTTCAAACTTTGCCAAAGCAAAGAATACGCACCATCTATCTGCTACATATTTTTCTATCTCGGCGTCTAGTTCCTCTCTGGTTTCCACCATAAACTGACGCGTTGTAGTCTTATCTTTGACCGCAAGAAAACCGTACCACCCACCCGCAGGGCGTACTAGGTCTATGAGGTCTGCGTTTTCCATTAGGCTATTGCTCCAACTTCGCTATGAATTTTTCTATCTTCATTGCTACTGGGGCTTTAGGATTGGAAACTCCTGCAAACCAGTTATAGACGGCTTGACGGCTGACATCTAATTTCTTAGCCACTTCGGCAACGGGCACATCGTGTTTGATGCACACCGCGCCAAAGTAAACGCCAAGAAGCTTTTTGTCGGCAGCCTTATTTAACTCCATAAGTTTTAGGCTATATCCGTAACTCATTAGGCGTCTTCACTCCCCCACTCGTCAATAATAGATGCTAGCGGGTCTTCGCTTTCAGCCGCAGGAGTTTCTTCTTCCTTCTTCTTAGTGCGCTTTACTGGCTCCGCTACTTCTTCCTCTTCAGGTTCTTCGGAACGCGTGACTACAGGTGCAGGCTTATCAAGCTTTGGAGTTTTGCTTACTCCATCAGTCTGCGCAGCAGTGAGCTTAGTGTACATCTCGGTCTCAGGGCGTTCTTGTGCCGTTAAAACTAGCGCATACTCTGCATCGCTGACCTCGCGTACTGGAGAGAATACTAGCTCCATAGTTTCTGCGTTGCTGTCGAAGCTTATGTTAGTTACAACGAGGTCAGGTGACATGCCGTTATTTACGAGGAACTTAACGTAGCTTTCGAAAGGGTGGATGTTGCCAGTGCCTTTACCGAACAGAGATTTTGCTGGGATGTTAAACTGGTACACTGTGCCAGACTCATCACCCTCAAGCATTAAAGAAACTCGGCGTTGGTAGCGACAAGCTTTACCGCCATTATCACCCGAGCCTTTTATGTTTCTAGGGCAGTCTGCGCAGTTACCATGCTGTGGGTCGGATGCACCTGCTTCAGGCTTGTCGCCGTTGTTTGACCAGCAGTTAGGTAGCGTAGCTTCTTTGTTGGGGTCGAACTTTTCCTTGTAGTAGATGCGAGAGACATTAGTCAGCATGCCAACAACAATAGCATTGAACTCACCTCGGATAGCGTTACCAACTTGCTCTCCGTTAACCATCTTCTTAAACGTGCCGTTGATGTTAGCCTGAATGCGGCGGTTGCTTACTGTAGAAGTAGTGGCAAGCTTTTGTGCCAAGGCGCTTTGGCGGCGCTCTGTAGACACGCCGGTTTGTCCTGTAAAAATTGAAACATTGTTACTCATTATAAGATTTCCTATTTCTTAGTTGGTTTACGTATAGAGACAGCATACTTACGGTCTGATTGCAGTCCGATAGGCAGTGCGTCGGGGTTTTCTTCGAGAAACTCTTTCATGTGGGCGTTATGAATTCGTTTCTCTAGTAGATGATAAGCATCGTTTTCTGCGATGAACTTATACATTTGGTCCCAATCGCTAGTCCAGTAGGAGGAATAAACCCTGCGGGTCAGCGTACCAAAGGGAGTCTTTATGCTATCTATATCTTCTTTGGAACATAGGTCTAGCATGCTGGCACTAACGAGTGCCTGTTTTTCTTTTAGTGCTTTTATCTCGTCTTCTTTTGCTTGGATGGCTTCGCGTAGCTTTATGTACGCTGCCACCATCTTTCCTGCGGTTTTGTCTTCCATTGCTCCTTCCTTCCAATAAGGGGGATAGAGAGAATACCATTTGGATAGACAATGTCAACAGTTATTCTATTTCTTTTCTATAAAGTTCTACAATCTTGTTGTGGTTAAGAACATTGTTTTTCAGCATCGCGTACAGCCTAGCCTCAACCTCACTACCTTGTATGTGCACGATGGTCATACTGTGCTTTTGCCCCGGCCTGTCTATACGGGCATTGGCTTGCAAGTAAGTTTCTACGCTAGTTACAGGGGCGTACCAAATTATAGTATCCGCCGCTGTCAGGGTAAGTCCGTGCGATGCAGCTTGTGGTTGTATGATAAGTACTTGCGGGTCAGCTTTGGTTTGGAAGTCTTTGAAAATTTTACTGCGGTTGTTTAACGTAACCTTACCCGAGATGATTTCCGACGGTATTTTGTTCTTGTTTAGAAAGTCCTTTAGCAAATCTATCGTGTGCGTAAAAGGAACAAAAACCAATACTTTATGCGGAGCTTCGTTGATAACCTCAAGTACTACGTTAAGTCTATTCTTCACATCGAACTGCACAACTTCTCTATCGTCCGAGTAGACCGCACCTCCTGATATTTGCAGCAACTTATTCAAGTTAGTAGCGGCGTTTACAGAAGTTATCTGCTCACCTGCTGCCTGCATAGTCATTTGTTTTTTAAGGAGTTTATAATACTTTTCTTGCTGCGCAGTAAGCGGGGCTTCTCTTTCTACAGAAACAACAGACGGCAGGTCTAAGCATTGATCTTTCTCAAACCTAATTGCAGGCTGTAATACTTTATGCACGATCTTGTCCGCATTAGGCTTAGGACGCCATATGTGCTGCGCCACCTTATACATGACTGCATCACGGTAAGGAGTGTAATACTTAGGTACTCGGTGTGGGCTTACTAACTTAGCTAAGCCGTAGGCATCTAAAGGAGATTGCGCTGCCGGTGTACCAGTTAGCATCCACAACCTGTCGATTCCTTTGCACAAATCCCGCATTACTTTCCATCTATTGGTTTGCGAGTTCTTGTATGCGTTAGCCTCGTCCACTACGATAAGATCGAAGTTGCCCCGCAAGATCGTGTCTTTCACCACGGCAACACCGTCGAAGTTTATTACGACAAACTCAGAACCGGCGTTGATTATCTTCTCTCTTGTAGTAGAGGAGCCGTGTGCAACTGAACAACTACGGTGCATGGCGAACTTAAATAAGTCTTCTTGCCAAGCGGACTTCATAATAGAAAGCGGGCATACGACAAGCACGCGTTTCACCAAGCCCAGTTTCATTAGGTAATCTACCGCCCAGATAACCGATGCCGTCTTTCCCGTACCTGCCTCGTTAAAGCAGAACGCTTTCTTGTACAGGCTTAGGAATGATGCGGTTTCTTTCTGGTGGTCAAAAGGCGTTAGCTTGCCAGTCCATTCGTAGTCTCTAAGCATAGGAGACGGCACTTCTTTAGCGCCTAACTCAGCAAGAGCAGAAGCTTCTTCATACTGCCACTTAACCGCTAGCTCTACAAAACCGTCTTTTTCACCGACTCGTTTGCAGTTCTTTATTTTATCCGTGACTAACTCTGGGCGCCGAGTCTTGAGAACTAGCGCCTTATCTTTAACTATTCTCATGCTTTAGACGTCTTCTTGCGCTCACGCTTACTGGTTTCAGATACAAGGTTGCCCTTGGAATCTCGCTTGAA